TAGGTCACCCTCTGCGGCTTTCATATAATCTTTGTCTAATAAAACATTTGCTTTTTTAGTCTTATTCCATTGAGCCGTCAATTGGTCTTGTTTAGCTAAGTTCGCTTGAATCAATTTGTCATTTTTTGCAAGCATGTACTTTTCTTTTTGGTATCTGATGTAATCCTGAACAGCTATGTTAAGTTGAGCCTGAAATGCAGTTTCGTCAGAAATATTTTTTAATGTTGTACCATACTGACTGTTGATCTGGTTCATCAAATCTTTACGTTCCTTGCTATTTGCATTGGTCTGTTTTAATTGATAAACTAATGTAACAAATTGTGAAGATTCTTGTGCGACTGTATCACGCATTTTTTTTGCTTCTTCATTTGCTCTTTTTTCCGCTTCGCGTCTTTTTTCTAAGGCTTTTTCAGCATCCTCATTACTACTGACATATGAAGCAACAGCTGCTACTAAAGCTACAATTCCCGCAATAATAGCAACCAATGGTAAACCCTTCATAGCTTTTCCAAGTCCACTAGTAGCAACCGTAGCAACCTCAGTAACAGCCGTTTGTGTTTCAGTTACTACAATGTCAACCTCTTTAGCCGTAGTAAATAATCCCATTTTTGTAGCAGCCGCAACAAATGACGCTTTGATTTCGTTCATTGTATCCCCCAATGCTCCCAAACTACTCAATGCCTCAGAAACTGCTGCTAATTGTTGAAGTTTTAACATGGCTTGCATTGCACTTTCAGATTCAACCCCAAACAATCCCATTGCTCCGGTCATTCCCGCAAAAGCATCGATTCCAAGTTTACCCGCTTTTGCAATTCCAGATCCAAGATTTTCAACAGCCGTTCCCGCAGTTGCCTTAATTACCCCCTGAGTATCTGAAATTGTATCACGCAATTCACCCGCACGAATTGACATTTCTGTAAATCGTGGGTCAGTTGTTTCCATTGTTTGTAGTGCCTGAGTTAATTTTCTCAATTCTAGCTTTAGTGATTGAGTCGCACCCTCATAATTTCCAACATTTCTAAAATTATCCCCAACCGTTTTGTCAAGGCTTTTTAATTCCAAATCACCCGCTTGCGCCGCCGCAGTAACTTCTTTAAATTGTTGTTCTAAAGTAGAATAAGCCAATGTTCCTTTTTGTCCTGACTTTTCAAGCAATAGCATCTGCGCTCCCAGTTCTTTCGATTGATTTTTTAAATCTCTTGTAGATGACGCTAATGTCTTGTACGTATCCATTTGAACCTTGGATGCCTGATTCGCTTTTTCAGTCGCTTTAGCCTTGGCTTCCTCACTCTTTGCAATCTGATTATTTGTACGCAATTGTTCTTGCGCAAGTTTCTGTTTTTTTATTTCAATATCAATCAACGCTTTTTCAGCCGCTGCCATATCCTTATTGGCTTGAGCAACTATTTTGTCAATTTTCACGGCTTCCTCTTTGGCTTGGTTCGCCTTTTGAGTAGCAGAAACAAATTCATTGATTCCTTTTGTGTTACCGAAATCAGCATTGGAAAGTTCTTTTTTAAGGTTTGCACCCATCTTTTTAACTTCCGCATCAATTTCTTGAAACGTTAAAATTGTTTTTTCAGCACTTTGTCTGATACCTAGAAAAATGTCCTCTTCTGCAAATACGTCACTTGCGCTTATTTTCTTTGCCATACTCGTCCATTAAATTAAAATATTCTCTTGTTGTTATCATTTTTGGATTAATCCAACTTCCTAGCCACTTACTCAAATGCACAAGTGATTGCTCAATTGTCATTCCATTTCCTCGGTTCCCAATCATCGCATCCAAATTTGCAATCTGCATCTCAATTTCAGTCAATTTGAATCTGTCTCTAGTCAGAATATAATTCACTTCAAGTAGTGCTTTTTTCTGCATTGCCTTGAGCATTTTTTTATACACTTCACCAATCCCAAACTCGGCAATGTAGCTGTCATAAATTTTTTCCCACGCTAATTTGTCATCCTCATCTGTTCCATTTAGCTCTTTTCTAACGAACTTTAAATCATTAGCCAAGCATTTTATCCAATTATGTAATGGAAGTTCATCAATATCCACGTAATAAGCGTAATGCTTCGGTGTAATATCGTTCTTTGATTTCCATGATAAGCTTTCCTTTACTTTCTTCATCCAATCCAATAATGCCCTCGCCATATCTTTCAAATAAATTTGTTCCATCCTCTTTAATTGGGTCTGCATTGATTACAAATGAATCAGCCAAAACCTCAATGTAAAACGATTTATAAAAATCTCCAGTATCTTTTAACGTGTAATGTGTACCCGCTACTTTCTCAGGATTATAAACCATTTCAGTAATTATTGAATAAGTACCAATAACGTTGCCCATTTCATCAGTTCCTTGTTCAAATAATTGGTCCAATCGAATCCAATCCAAAACTTTTTGTTTAAATGCTGAATCTTGGAACACAAAAAACCAAACTTCGCGATGTGAAATGTGCATCGTTCGTTCCATTAAGTCACCAAGTACCGTATTCATCAAACCCATTTAACAAAGTTACAATAAAAAAAGGGTACAATTTTACTTGCACCCTTTTTCATATTAAACCAAAAGTTTGTTATTTCTTATCAGAACGTTTCTTGTTTGACTTATTTGCCAGATCAAAAGCTTTTTTAACCGTTAATGGGTTAATGTTTTTGAACATAATCTGCGCATCTTTCAGGGATTTATCCGTCAAGTGTTCAACCGCAAATTGTATATTTCCGACTTGCACAAACATTACAGAGCAGTTACATTTAAAGAACCATCAAACCCATCTTTGTCAACTGATAAAGTCAAAGAATCCCCAGTTGTTTGAGCCGTGAATGTTGCCGTATAGTTACCCTCTAAAGGTAAGTTTTCAACAACCGTAATGGCTACAACTGATGCAGTTGTGTTGTTTACTAATGCAAAATCCGCAGATAAAGCACCCGTAAATTTAATTGGATTCAATGCAGTTCCATAATCAAGCACAGCATCAAAAGTAATGTCCGTTGCAGATGACGATGTAACAATTAAGTTAACATCCACCAATCCATTCAAGTCATTAAAATTGATTCCCGCTTCAGTTGGAGTAATCATGTACATTGTTGACTCATCAAATAAACGGTCAAAATCAAATCCTAACATGATTTTTTGAGTTGTTGAATCTGTCGCAAATGTGAAAGTTGGGTTGAAACTTGGATTGTCAACCGTGATAGGGTATAAACCACCATCATGTTTAGAACCTACTAAGTTCCCATTGACATCAACAATGTAAACCCCAAAATCAACACAACGGTTGTTTTGTAATTTACCCAATAAAGTCGGTGTTGAATCTTCAGCCCATAATTCACCCGCGAAAGAGCGTTTTCCTTGACGTAAGAAAACCATTCGCCCAGAGTTTGCCTCTTCAAATTGTGAATCCGCTTTTGGCAATTCAACATTCTCAAAGTTTGGTAGTGGAAACCAACGTTTTGAAGCATCAGCTTCGTTGATTAAATCACTCCAAGTTGGTAGTGGTGCACCCAAATCAATAAAGTTTGGTGTTCCATCATTTGCCATCAATGGCACCATGATTAATTTGCTAGTTACGCTTTGTAGACTAACGCAATTTGGTCTCCCCGTATTGCTTAATCCGCTAGCACAGTTACATCCTATCATTTTTTCTGTTATTTAAAATTTAACATTTACAATTTTCTTTGTATTTGGTAAGTGTAATTCTTAATTCCACCCCCGATAAGTTTGCATCAAGTATGTTTTGGAAATATCCATTTTCTTGTTCAACTCCAAACCTTGTGAATTCGATAATTTCCCAGCTCTCAATTGTTTTGAATTTTCGATTGCGATTGACCGTATCAATAAATTCTTTAGCCACTTGTTCCATTGGGTAAACCACATTTTCGATATGGTCAGAAGTTTTATAATTAACAATGTCGGTCTCATCTAGGAAAAAAATCCTTACTGAACTTTCAATGTCAATTACGCTTTCTCTTCCAAATTGTTTGAAATTTAACGAACCTAAAAGCCAAATAATAGGAGTTTTAAAAGTTACATTATTGGTTACTTTTGTCCATTCCAAATTGGTTGCTTTTTTAGTTCCATGGATAAAAAACGGAGCATTTAAATTGATAATTCCATCCAAATCAATCGGTAATGGATTGGTCCCGACAATGTACTCATCAAATTCCAGATCTTTGATTGTGAAAATATTTCCACCGCTATCTGTAACGGTTTTACCTTTTCTTGCCCATTTTGTCTTGCAAGTTTCAGTAACCCCAACAGATGAGTTGTAACTTCCATCAATCGTGCAATCCATTTGATTGACTATTTCCTGAATGATATGCGATAGTTCGTTAATCATATCCAATATGCCGTTTGTTTTTGAATACCTTTGAACGTTCTGTAATTTCCTTTTCCAACGTATACAATCAGAAAAGTAGCATCATTAGAACCCTCTAAAACCGTAACAATATCATTAATAGAATAATTCTCGCCATTTTTTTCAACAGATGCACCATCAATAATGCCACCATTCGCAAGATAATTAATGGTCAATCCAACCCCAGTTGTTGAAGAGGTTGGCACATTAAATCCCATGTTTGGGTATCCACTTCCACCATCTACTAACGTCATGGAAATTACTTGCCCAATCGGTTTGTTTAGATTAAGCAGAATGTACATTTGAATTGCTCTGTATGACTTAATAGCCGTGTTGTAACGGGTATAAATCATTGAATAAAGCGTTGAAACTGATTCGGAATTTTCCCCAATAGGTCGAACCATTCCAACGGGCGTCATTTGGTTGATTAAGTCCTTTGAATATTCATAATAAATAAACCCTTTTAACATTTCAAGAATTCCATCAGATAAAATCAATTGTCCAAAAGCAATATTCTTGTGAAATGGGTTGAATATTTCGATAAAATTAGGTGATTGTGGAACGTTAGAAATGTCCAAATCACTCATAAATTCATCATATAATTCAGCACCAAATAACTCAATTAAATATTGTTTTTCGTACTTATCAATGTAGTCTTGCAACTTTGCGACGTCATACATTCCCGTGCTTAATTGATATTTTCCAACAAAATCTTGTACTGTTATTAACATGGTCCTTTTATTTTAATTTTCCAAAGCCTTTTTTAATGAAATGACGAGCCATTGCACCCGTGATTTTCCACAAAGTACCCTTTGGCAGATGCTTGGACTGACCATTTGCTACAAATTCATAAACCTTTGTATCGTCAATTTCAATCTCAACATTCAAGCCATTCTCATCCTTATCAATGTGAACATCAATAATGCATGAATCCACATCAATTTCAACCCCATTAACGTCTTTTTTCAAAGAGATTTCTGTATTTCCCAGATCCAAATTAATGTTTAAATCTCGTTTTTTTCTCGGTTTCTTTTCCATTTTGCAAAACTTAAAAGGGGGGTTAATCAGAATCAACCCCCAAATTTATTTTTTATGCTTCAATCGCAGCAATACAAGCAGCAATATCACCCTTAACAAACGCAGGGTAATCATTTACTTTTACGTACTGAACTAAACGTGCTTCAGCAAGAATTGTTACCATGTTACGTTGGAAATCATCGTTTACATAGCCAACCTGAATGTTCATTGCTTCACGCATTCTAACATTTGATTTTGAGAAATCACCCACTAAAAACGTTCCTGCCGTTTGATTAGTTGTTGAAACTACAATAAGATTAGCCACACGGTTTACGTCCATTAAAAACATTGGATATGTGTATTCTCCAGTCGTTGTCTTAGTTAATTGCATAGCAGCAATATCAGCAGGATTCAAAACAACGTGCGTTGGTTCGAAATTGTTACCCTGAATTTGAGCAATAGCAATACGTAATACGTCACTAATGTTTGGAGCAACAACGGTACCCGCGAACGTTCCAGCATCGAATGGAATAGCATTTGCTAAAATTCCATTGATACCACCAATTGAACCATTCAACAAAGCCGCTTCAATAGCCTGGTCAATAGAAGCCATTAAATCAGTGTTAATTTCTGATTGAACGAAAGCCAAATCTGCTAACATTTCTTTGGAAATTTTCACCGTTCCCGCTACTTTTTTCACCTCTTCGCTGATTTCTTCGTATGTAGGTTCTCCTGATACTTTCTCGCCTGCTTCATTTACCCAAGCCGCAATGGTTTGTGCTGTTTGTGAAATGTATGTAACGAACTTTGACGCAGTTGTTCCCATGTTCACGATGTCGCGAATTTTAATAACTGGACGTGCAATTTTTGAAACTCCTGGCTCCAATGTAGATAATGCTACATTTCCAGAATAAGACCCGTCAATAGTTGTATCGTTCAAAGCTTTAGTTTCAAACGACATCATTCCGCTACCTTTCTCAGCAGTTTCTTTGATTCGGTCAAGGTTCTTAGCATAACCCATTGAAATTGCTTCAGACAAAGATTTTGCAGACTTTTCACGGCCTAAACCTTTTTCCGCCATTGCTTCAAGCTTACCCTCAAAACGTGCGATTGCTTTTTCGATTTCTTGGCTTTTTGCTTCCAATCCTTTCAATGTTTCAACGTCAGACTTCAATCCGTCAACGTCACTTTTTGTTGGCATTCCCTCTAATGCCGTGTTGAATTTTTCGTTGATTTTTTCAACTACTTGCTCTGGTGTTAAATTGTTTTCCATTTTTTAAACGGTTTTTGTTTTTACTTATTTATTTAATGCTATTCAAAACAGCATTCCAGTTGAATGAATCATCTGTTTTAGGTGGCTCAATAATAGATGAATGTTCTTTTATGAACGGTTCACTTTTCGCGAGTA